TATATGTAAATCCAACTCGTTTTGTAGTTACTTTAGCAAGAACTGGGTCATATCTGATAATTGTTGATTCACTAGACTTAGGTAAAGCGTCAATTTTGATTATATCACCAGCAACAAGTTCGTGAGCAGAAGAACAACCAACTTCACCGAAGAATCTTTCTACTTTAGTTGTTACTTGAGGATATGCAGTTGATAAAGAGTGTGCAAATCCAATATTAGAAGCAACGTTATAAAACCATATTGCATCAGCAGCTGTGGAGAATGCTACAGTAGTTAATCCAATATAATCTTTATCAAAGTTGACTGCATAGACCTCTCCATTAGGAAGCACTTCAGTTCCAACTCCAGAAGTTGCACCAGCAGCTACTTTTGCCCAAACAAGAGATGTGCCACCAATACCCATGTTATAAACAAGTTTTTGTCCAGTAAAGAACTTGTGATTCTTAAGATATATTCTTTGTTGTGGTACAAAACGATTTTCTACAGTCTGAATCGCTTGTGTTCCTAAACCAGTGCTAGTAATTGTGTAATGTGTTCCTGTAGATCCAACACCAACTGTTTCTAGTGGATTAAAGTAGGTAAGATAGTTCTCAAAAGTAAATTGTGAAATTGTTGACGTTCCAACAGGGAACAAGAACTTATCTGGTTTTAATATTACATTATCAATGCCTGATTGGTGAGTTATCGCAGCACCAACAAAGTTTTCTCTGTTTACGAACAATCTGGAGAAGTTAGTATCAATACCAGTGACAATCATAGTCTCTGTGCCAACACCAATATGATCACTTGGAGTAAAACCTCTAGTATCAGTCACAAAGATATGTGTAGATACTCCAGTATTTGTTACAGTGTCTACGAATGTAGAAAGACCAACTTTTCTACTAATAACTTGAACTTTTTGAGCTCCATTGAACTCTGTAAACTGAGATGTATCAATACCACTCAATATGACTGTTTCACCATCTGCTATGCCATGTGGAACTGTAGTAACACCAACAATGTTTCTCTTATCGAGTCTAAGTGTAGTGCCAGTGAATGTGTTGATACCTATTTCAACAGAACTTACTTGTTTACCTAAAAGTTCACTTACAACTATGTTAGCACCAGCACCATTAGTTCCTTTATTGTCTAATTCGAGTGGGTCGTCAATTTTATACCCATCTCCTCTAGAAAAAATAGTAACAGATGATATTCCAGCACTCTTTGTTTTTATAACTTCAAATTCTTGCTTCAATACATCTTTTACATCATCAATCAACTCATAGTCAGAGTTACCGTATGATAGGTAGTATGGAGATATGTTTCTTACCAGATCTCTACTTGCTATATCAATATCTTGGTTGAAGAAAGTGACAAAGTTTTCTTCTATAGGAGTATCTTTAAACTGTCCACCAACCATATATGGGAACTTAGGTTTAGCAACACCACTAGAGTCAACATCGACACTATAGAAGTAGGCATACGTTCCATCTGGATATTGTGGAGTCACACAATACCTACCACCGTGTATGTCTAGGTCGCCAGAGTTGTCAAAGACATAATCATTAACAAAGTATCCAAATGCAAAGCCAGGAGGTCTTAGACCCGCTTTAACACTTGTATCAAGAATATAACCACTACTCAATCTTCTAATAGCACCACCGACTGCGTTCTGATATCCATATGGGCCATAAATGGGATTACCATCATATGCATAACCCAGAATAGGTGAGTGGAAAGCGTTAGGTGTTTCTAAGTTACCAGAATCAATATTATCTCCTAATTGATATCTCAATTTTTGAGGAGGATACATTCCAATAGTTTGTAATTGGAACTCTGGGTTTGTGCTTGGTTTTGTTAGTATAGAATCTTCAACGTTGATGATATTTTCATTTTTTTGAACTTGGTTAATCTTCCATTCACGAACATTACCAATAAACTTAGCACTCTTACCTCTGTTCTGTAATATCATGGTAGTGTCACTTACACCATAACCAATACCACCATCCAATATTTGTACGCCAGTAATTTTGTTATCTGTGATTATAGGACGTACATCTCCAAAGCTACCTGTGGGGGATGAGATAATAATATCAGAGTCTTCACGATATCCGTTACCATTTGCAAGTATCTGAACACCAATAATAGATCCACCAATAATAATTGGTTTGAGAAGAGCTAAAGATGTAACTGTGGCGATACCAACATCGGGTCTTCTATGAAAGTCCATGATATTAGTACAACCATAACCAATACCACCTTGCTCCAGATAAACATTATCAATCGAACCAAGAACTATTGGATCTATCTCTGGTTTTATCACAGTGGTAGCAGCAAGACCTGATAATGACTCAATCTTTACTGATATGGGTGGATACTTTATAGTATGTTTACCACTGCCCAATCCACGAATTACAACGGTTTTATTTTTGTCATAATTTGTAAAATTTCTTTGTGAGGAAACCCCAACATCACAAAGTTTGAATCTATTAGGATCTATAACTTTGACAGCGTACTGTGTTGAAGTTGAGAGACCATTAGCAACAGTTCCATCGGTAGAATACTCAACGATCTCTCCGTTATTGAAGTGATGATCGTATGCCAGTATATAATCGTCAGATGTACTAATACCAGATTGAATGTCTCCGTTAACAGGTCTTGCTGGAATGATTACTTTTCTATTTGAATATCCAGACCCAGCATTTTTTACATAGATCTTGGTTATTGTATTTTTTGACTTGACTGTGGTAAATCTATGAAAACCAAAACTTATATTTCCAATGTTAACAGTATTGATTCCAGCTTTAGCATCTTCTGGAGTATTATGTAACTTAATTCTTTTCTCATTTACTGGAGCAACATAGTAAGCAGATCCACTAACGACGTTTACAATCGGTGTGTTACCTCTTGCATCATAGATGATACCTTCACCAGTTTCAAAGTTATGTCTATCTTCAAATGAAATACTTTCGTCAGTTGTGTTAACTGATGATCCATCTGCCTTAAAGTTAGCAACAATTCTACCTCTTACGAGATTAGACTCAAGAACAGCACCACTACCATTACCACCTTCTACGGTAATCTTTGGTTTCTCTTGATATCCAATGCCAGGAGATACGAGTTTTACTTCTTTGAAAGATCCAACAACGTTAGCGTGACCTAGAGCATCAAATCCTTGTTGATCTTTGATGATAAGTGGAGGGCCTTTAATTACATCATAACCTGAGCCTGGATTTGTAACAGTAATGCTTGTAATATCACCATGAAAGATCTGTTCATCAAAAACAGTAGGAGGGAATAGTTCAACACCATTCGCCATCAATCCTACAGGTCTGTTGTTAACATCTCTCTTATTAGGATCATCAAATAATTCTTTTTCTTTTACAAAGGGATACTTTCTAAGTATCTTCTGATTTTTAAGTGTTTTGTTTTCCCATCCAGATTTGTAGATGTATTGGCCAGGAGTTCCTGTTCTAACAGCGATGTACTTCTTAGCAAATACGTCAGAACCACTATATGAAAGATAAAAATCAGTTTGGTTGATTGCAGTTACAAAATAGATACCAGTATTGATTCCACTGTTAGTTGTATTGTCCCAATAGATTCTATCACCAGTTACATAATTGTGTGCTAATAGACTAGTCCCTGCGGCAGGGTCGAAGGCGGGGTCATATGATTGAATGGTATAAGTAAACCCACCACCAAGCAAAGGCGTGCCAAATCCGTCTACAACCTCAATTGAACTAGTTTTTACCCATACCTTATTGTCAGTTGCAAAGATTGGGTAGTTTGGTAGACCAGAAGAAGCGACATAATAGAACTTCTCTTGCTTATCAAGGTAACTATTCTGAATACCAACAGGGAAGTTGTCAACACCAGCAAAATAATTATTATTATGTGATGCTTTTGTAACTGTCTTTGTAATTACTGTTGGATTAGTTGGTATAGTACCGCTAGTTTGTACAACAACCGTATTAGCGTAAACTTGTGCTACATTTGTAGAATCATACTCGATCAATTTGACTGTAATGTCCTGTTCTTGACCAAGATCATTTTTAATCTTTAATATCTCATCAACGTAAAAAACACAAGAGTCAAATATTGAAATTCTGAAAGTATTGACGTTTACTTGGTTAATATCTGAGATTGTATGACTAGATGGTACATTGTAGATCCAATTATTGAATTGAGCATTGTCAGATAAATCTCTACCGAAAGAAAGTAACTTTAAACTATCACCAACTTGCATATTTGTCGATTGAGAAGTATCCACTTCATCAATAACGTTTACAAGTCTGAATTGTAGTAATGATGTTTGTCCAAATCCAGCATAAGCGTATGCAAGTTTGTTTTCTAGGATATCTGCACCAAAAACCAGAGATGTTGAGATACCAGTAACACCTAAAAACTGGTTTACAGTCTTATCAGTATATCTTAGGTTCAAGAAGTTAGCACCTTCTCTTGGTTTGACCAATAGAGTACCACTTTGTCCAAATCCGACTGTAGAGTCAACTACAAGTGTCTCAGAATCCTCTGGAGTAATCTCTAATGCTTTTGTTTTACCAGGCACAGTAAAATTACCATCAAATGATGTAGAGTCAAGAGAGATCTCATAGAAATCGGTTTGATTGATTGGTCTATACTCTACATTGTAGATCGAAGCACTTACAGTTCCAATACCAGCTACATCTTGATACAGAAAGTTACCGATTGTCTGTAATGGTTGTCCACCAAACAAGTTTTCTACTAAAACGTGCTTAGTTTTGAAATATACGTTTGCTGAAGCAGTAAGAGTTTTTTCAATTGGTTTAATTAACTCAATTTCTTCACCATACAGTAATTTGAAAAGAATCTGATACGAAGCATCAGTTCCTTTCGACATATAGAAGTCTTTTGCCCTTGTAAGAATATTAGTTACTGATGTACCAGGCTGAAAAGTTCTATTTTCAAAGCCAGGCAAGAACTCGGTCTTGAACTTTGTAAAAAATGTCTGTAAGAAGAGGTTACTTAGGTTTATTACAGTTGAACCAGCTATATGAACCGCAGCATTGGTTTCGGCAAAGTTTGCAAACTCGGCAGCGTCCTCTCTTGATATCTGATCAATACCACTGAATCCTCTAGCACAGCCAAGGAACTGAGTATCAGTTTTAGATGTATATGTTATAACTTCATTGTCAATCTTCAATAAACCATAGGTATCAGGCCAACCAGTCGTAGATGTAACGGTTAATGTCCTGTCACCAGCATAACAAGCATTAGTAAGTTCAGTAGAAACAGTAAGAGTTTCTTGATTGAACGCACCAATCTTTCTATACTCAGCCAAATTGTTGGCCAAGTCAGACATACCAGACTGGTGTTCTTGTGATTCGTAATATTGTATTAAGAAATCTTTGAATAGAGGTGATTCCTGACTTAGGTACTCAGGAATTTGTGATTCTATTAAATGAGATATCTTTACTCTTTTAATATCCGTCATTTATCTGGTATAGATTGTTTCGCTAGCGTAACTAGAAGTTGTGACGTATGCTGTAGCAGATGTGTTTTCACCAGAAGATACAACGTCTGGTAATGCCCTTACTGTGCTATCTGGAACACTTAATTGTAAGTATAAGTCTTTCAAGGCAATAACATCATTGGAATCAGGTATTGCTTCCACTTCAATGACTCCACTTGTTAGTGAAGTCCCTGTTATATTTACCACATCCAAATTAATCTCTCCGTGAACATAGTCCACTGTACCAGCATCATTCTTAACAACTAATGGAAGGTTATTTACGAGTTTAAAGAATACTAATTTTCCAACAGTTGTTCCAGCAGTAGGAATGTCACCCAAATACAAAGTTCCGTCAATACCACTGACCGTAAATCCTGTAGATCTTACGCCATATCCATTTGGTTGGTCGTAAAACGCATTTCCGTAGCAAAGTTCATAAGTTGCGAAAGTATTGATCTCAGGTACAATATCTCTTCGCATCTTAACTCTTGTAATGTTAGATGTAACACCTCTTGCAGCATCATCAATCAATCCTACGACTTTACTATACTTAAATCTACCACCAAAAGCATTAATATCTGATGAATTAGAATAAGTTGTTAGAGTCTTGGTTACGGCAGTGATAAGTTCAGCTGAATCACTTGTAGCGTTGGTATTATAGTAAACCGAAGTATCAACTTCAACGTAAAGATATTTTAGATCAATGATTTCGGGTTTGATACCAGCAATACTGTATTGTTTTAGCTGTCTAGAGATATCATCTTTTGTAATTTGTGATAAGAAAGAACCGTTCTTTGGTTTTATAGAAATGAACACCTTACCATACTCAGGCGGGTCTAATTCTTCTCCTCCGTAGGCGGTCACAGATTCAACGTTAGGGTAAACGAAGGGAATTATACCTGTGTAGTCATTCGCAGTCACGGCACGGTACTGGGAACTGTAGATACGAGGTGCTAGGTATTTTATACTCGATACATCTTCAATTCCGTCGCCATTTTCGGATTTTTGTTGAGTTGTTAAAACTGAAATTCCAGAAGTTATGGTTGTATCGGTATCATCTCTTAAAATACCAACAAATGAGAAATTTCTAGCGTTATTTCCTAATCTTCCGTTAGTTACAATGTAAGTAACGGTAACTATCGCTCCAGCAGGAGGTTTTTTACCAATAATTCCGTCTCCAAACAAAATTTCATACTGCTCATCTTCAATTTCTTGAATTAGGAACAATTTAGAGGTCGAATCAACTTGTAAAATGTTATTATAGAGCGAATATATCTCATTTGTCGTAGATGACACTGTAACACGGATAGAAGTTGTGTCAATATTCGCATTTGGAAGAATAAATCTTTGATTTG